CCGCGGCTTTGCAAAGACCACATTCATCAAGCTGCTGTGCCTGTGGTATATTCTATTCTCTCACAAGCAGTTCATCCTCATCGTCGGCGCTTCAGAAGACTTAGCTGTCAACACGCTGTCTGATATCTGCGACCTGCTGGGAAGTCCCAACATTCGCAAGCTGTTCGGCAACTGGCAAGCAAACGTAGAAGTTGACACTCAGGCACTCAAAGTCTTCAGCTTCCGCGGACGAGACATTATTCTGCGCGCCATAGGCGCCGGAACAGCAGTCCGAGGTATCAACAGAAAGAACAAACGTCCTGACGTTATCATCATGGATGACGTGCAGAAGCGTGAAACTTCTGAGAACAAAGACCTCAGCGATCAGTTGCTCAAGTGGATTCTGGGCACGCTGATGAAGGCACGTTCAAACGACGGCTGTACCTACATCTACGTCGGCAACATGTATCCCCAGCATTGTATTCTGGAGAAGCTCAAGAACAACACCCAGTGGACTTCTTTCATTGTTGGTGGCATTCTTGCAGATGGCTCTTCCCTCTGGGAAGAGCTTCGTCCCATTGAGGAACTCCTTAGTGAATACCAGTCTGACGCCGAGATGGGCCACGCAGACATTTTTATCTCAGAAATTCTGAACTCTACAGATATCGCGGCAGCTAGCGGCATAGACATCTCTCGTATTCCTACGCTCCCAGAATACTACAAGGATGCAGACCCAGAAGGCTCGTTCATAATCATTGATCCATCCGCAGGGAAGAAGACGTCAGATGACTGCACTATCTCACATTATGCTGTATGTGATGGCAAACCAATATTTAATAAGCTATTACATGGCACATTTTCTCCTCTGGATACCATCAAAAACGCTATTCGACTAGGCATAGAGAATAATACAAGACTGATTGCTGTAGAAGGCGTAGCGTATCAATCCACTCTGCTCTATTGGTTTGACCATTACTGTGAGCAGGAAGGAATCAGCGGGTTCGAGTTCGTAGAACTCAGCCCCAAGGGCCAAGCCAAGAACAATCGTATCAAGCGAGGACTTCTCCGGCTGCTTGCAGGTGAAATCTACCTACACCCTGAAGTGCGAAGCACAGTTCTGGCGCAGATTATGGATTGGAACCCGCTGAGGATCAACAACACAGATGATATAATTGATCCTATTGGATATGTAGAAGAGCTCATGCGTGATTACGCACACCTGATCGTGAAAAACATCTTCAATGTGGATGCTGAACACGTAGAAGGTGCCCATAGTTCTTCTCTTCCATTGCCGTTTTAACCTTCCAAGGAGCCACCCATGGCAACATCCAACATTTCTCTGGTCAATACCCTCAATCTTGTACAGCGTCAAGAGCTCCTGAAGTACGCTCTTGACTGCGCAGACCGCGGCGGCAGCTCACTATCTGATTTTCGTGCCCTGTTGCGCTACCGTGATCGCGCATATCAGCGGCAGCTCAACACTACAGCAGAGCACATTCGTGCTGTGCGTGCAAACATGTCTGGCGATGCTCGCAAACTGCAAGACATGACCGTACCCATCATCATGCCGCAGATTGAATCTGCTGTGGCATACCAAGCAGGCGTGTATCTGACCTCGTATCCCATCTTTGGGGTGGTCTCTTACCCTGCCAACCAGACACAAGCTCTGCAATTCGAGACTGCTCTCGGTGACCAATCTGTACGTTACGGTTGGGCTCGCGAATTGCTCAAAGTTTTCCGCGATGGCTTCAAATTCAACTTTGGTGCTGCGGTTGTTTCGTGGGAAAAGACGCCACTGAAGACTGTGGTCACGGACACGAACATCTCATCTGCTGGATTGGCCGCGCTGCGGGAGTATTCCTACGGTGGCAACTGCATCAAGCACATTGATCCGTACAACTGCTTCATGGACATGACAGTTGCTCCGGCAGACCTGCACACTGAAGGTGAATTCTTCGGGCACAACAAGATTATCAGTCGGGTGCAGCTGAAGAAGCTGTTTTCTGTACTTGACAACCAGAAAACCACCTCAGCGGCAGAAGCATTCAAGTCTTCTTTCTCTGGCAACACGGCAGATGAGACCAGCGCCACGAGTTACTACACACCAGAAATCAACCAGTACTTGAATCTGAGTCAAGTTGACTTTGGTGGCAAGAATTGGGGCCGCTGGATGGGCATCACTGGCTCCAACCAGGGCAAGCTCTCCTACCGTGACCACTATCTGCTCACGCACTTCTATTGCCGTGCATTGCCGTCTGACTTTGGTGCTCGTGGCAACCAAGTGAAGATTTACCATGCCATCATCGTGAATTGGCAGCATGTGATCTTCGCAGAAGAAATGAATGTAGGCTATGATTACCTGCCTGCGTTCATCATGCAGCCGTATGAAGATGGTCTTGGCTACCAGACGCAATCCATGCTGGACAATGCGCTGCCATTCCAAGACATGTCCAGTTCCCTGTGGAACATCTCACTGGAATCCAAGCGCAGACTGGTCTTTGATCGTCTGATCTACAATCCTCGCCTGATTGACAAGAAGGACATTGACGCGGTGTCTTCTGTCAGCCGTATTCCGCTGCGTAATGCGTCTCTCGCAAAGGATGACAACACGATGGCCCGCGCCATCTATCAGATTCCTTACAGAGAAGACAACAGTGGCACGAACATTCAGATGTCAGAAATGATTTCTGCAATGGCTGACCAAGCCACGGGTCAGAACAAGGTAGATCGTGGGCAATTCCAGAAGGGCAACAAGACCAAGACGGAATTCGAAACCACGATGAACAATTCCAACTCTCGTCAGCAACTCTGCTCGCTGGCGATTGAGTACCAGTTCATGACGCCTGTGAAGGAGGTCATCAAGGCAAACACGCTGCAATATCAAACTGCCGGTACCATCCTCAATCGTGACCGTCGTGAAGAAGTTGCAGTTGATCCGGTGGAACTGCGCAAAGCAATGCTGGAGTTCAAGCTCACGGACGGTCAACTGCCCGCAGAGAAGATGCTCAATAGCAACCTGCTCACAGTCTTCCTGCAAACTGCACAATCACTCCCCGCAGTGGGCACGGAATACGATGTTATGGGCATGTTCTTGTATTGGGCCAAACTTCAAGGTGCTTACTGGCTTGAAGATTTCAAGCGGTCTCCTGAACAACAACAACAGTTCTTGCAGACCATCCGACAAACCACGGCTGCCCAACAGCCTCCAGCAACAACTCCACCTAGTGGAACTCCAGCATGACACAAACTCACAATATCACACCAGACAGCGGTAGTCGCTTTTGTCGACTATCCATGGGCGCTGAAGACATTCAGTTGGCCCAACAAGTTTCACCTCTGTTTCTTGCATATCTTCAAAACAAAATTGAAGCCTATGCAAGTGCATTGGTGGAAAACAGGTTGCCATACTCTGCCAATCCAGCGGAGCAGGTGACTGCAATCCTGGCTCATGAGAGGCTCCGCAACTTTGTGGAAGCTTACGAAGAGCTTCAATCTGAGCTGCTTGCAGCTCTTGCAACTTCCAAGCAAACCTAAGAGGTGATTTCATGGCTTTTCTTCCTGGCATCTTTGGCAACAAGCCTGCTCCGACTCCTGCTGCTCCTGCCGCAGCAACTCCCGCACCTGCTGCTCCACAAGGGGGGCCAGCAACTCGACAAGTCAATGGTCCTGTGAACCCTGGCGCTGATCCTGCCAGCATGGGCACGGGCGCAGCACCTGCTCCAGCCGGCGGACCTGTTACTGGTCCTGCAAGTGCGCTGGACAGCTACGTCAACATGTTCAAGCCGAAAGCAGCTGATCCCAATGCGCCGAAAGCTCCCACTCTCCAAGACCCAATTCTTGGTCCCATGGACCCCAATGCTTTCAGGCAGCAGATTTCAACTGCAAACTTTGCATCAAGCATTCCTGCTGAGACGATGCAGAAGGCAGTTTCTGGAGATGTGAATGCTTTCGCCGAAGCAATCAATTTTGCAGCCCGTGAAGCCTTTGCGGCAGCAGCTCAGCTGTCGCACGGCTTGGTGGAGCATGGCTCTCGCACTGCGGCAGAAAGGTTGAATGGCACTCTGGATTCGCGAATCCGCAATTTCCAGATCAAGACTCAAAATACCAACCATGAAGCGCTTTCACACCCGGCCGTCGCTCCCATGCTGAACGCCGTGAAAATGCAGCTTGCTACTTCCAACCCTCAACTTACTCCGGAGCAAGTCCAGCAACAAGCTGAGGCTTACTTCACGCAGGTGGCAGATGTGCTTACTGCGCCAAAGAAGGCAGCTGCTGAAGCTGCCAACACTCCAAAAGAAATGGATTTCTCCTCCTACCTCTCGTAACGCGTATACACGCAAAAAGGAACTGACATGCCAGTAGGTTTGATTTCTTCCGCAAGCGCACCGCAGAATCTGAATGCGGTCAGCTTCGCACAGGCTATCACTCGGCTGATGCCGAATGGTACTGCTCCGTTGTTTGGTCTGACGTCGCTGCTGAAGGACGAAACGGCCAGCAACATCGAGCATGGCTACTTCACGAAGACCATGGTCTTCCCGTCTGCCACGATGAGCACGACTGCTCTGATTGGTGACACCACGCTGACGGTGTCTGCGTACACTGAGATTGTTCCGGGCGATCTGCTCTTGAATGAGCGGACGAACGAAATCGTCTTGGTGACTGCAACGCCGACGACGACCAGCTTGACTGTGGTTCGCGCCGTTGGCACGATCGCTGCAGCTGCTGTCAACAACGGTGACTTGTGGCGTACCGTGGGCAATGCTTTCGAGCAAGGCTCTGTGCGTCCCACTGCTGTCAACATGGCGCCTGTTCGCTACGTCAACAACACCCAAATCTTCCGGAACAGCTGGGCAGTCACCAAGACTGCTGCTGCCATTCCGCAGATCGCAGGTGCTGGTGCCGTCAGCGAAAACAAGCAGGACTGCGCAGCATTCCACGCAATGGCAATCGAGAAGGCTCTGTTCTTCGGTCAGAAGTTCATGGGCACTCGCAATGGTCAACCTTTCCACACGATGGAAGGCATCATTGGTCGCGTGACTGCGGCAGCTGCGGGCAACATCACCACGCTCGGTGCAACCACCAACTGGACGCAGCTGGAAGCGGCTCTGGACAGGACGCTGGAAACGGTGACTGACCCGAAGAGCGGCAACATTCGCACGATGTTCGTGGGCGGTACTGCTCGTCGCGTGATGCACAACATCGCACGACTGAACAGCACGTACCAGATCACGACTGCGGAAACCGCCTGGGGCCTGCAACTCGACGTCATGCGCACTCCGCGTGGCACGTTCGAGTTGATCGAGCATCCGCTGTTCAATGCTTACGGTGGCAACTCCACCTGGGCACGGATGGCAGTCATCGTCGATCTGAACGCATTCTCGCTGGCTTACCTGCGCAAGACCAGTGATGCTGCGTACAACGCAAGTGGTGCGCTTGTTGACAACGGTGTCGATGCAGAAGGTGGCACGCTCACCACTGAGTTGACCTCTGTCATCAAGAACCCTGCCGCGTTCGGTGTGCTCTACAACTTCACGGCTGCTGCGGCAGGCTAAGAAGTAGAGTCCTGAGCAAGAAGGGCCAGCCAGCAAGCTGGCTCTTTTCTTTCAACTCCCTCTCCACAAGGAATTCATCATGCCCGTAGGAATGACTTCATCGAAGAATCTGCAGCAAACGGAGACCGCTCCCGTGCTGCGCAGTGGTCAGACTCTCGCCACGACTGTTGAAGCTGTCAAGAACCCGAACGCCAAAACGTACTTTCACGGCTCTGCTGGTGCGCGTTTCATCATGCCGGATGGGCTCGAACTCTGCTTTCTCGGCGGACGATTCACCACTGATGACGCTGAAATCATCAAGGAGTTGGACAAGGTTGCCAACATCCCGACCAGCCAGATTTTCACGCAGCAAGAAACCGCCGGCGCCCTGAAGGCACAAGCAGACGCAGTGGCTCAAGAAGCTGCTGTGACCGCTGGCACCGAGAAGTCGTAATTTTTTGGTGGGCACGCAATGACTACGTTTGCTGAGCTTGAGACTCTTGTTGTCGCACAGACGCGGCGGCCAGAAATCCCTGCCATCACGAAGGCGGCGATCAAATCAGCAACGTTGCGTGCCCACCATGCTGACTTTTTTCCTCGTGACTTGAGCATCACGAGACTCAATTACACGCCGTTATCTACGGCTGTGCTGTACGATTTCCCGAACATTCATACTTCCCTGACGCGGCTGAGGACCATTCAGCACATCGAGGGAATTGATGCCGTCACAAGCACGCCAGTTGAAAATCTGGAATACAGAACTGCGGATGATCTGTATGATTCTGACGGTAATCGCAGGCCTTCTGTCTACACATTGCTTGGCGCCACACTTCGTCTGTATCCTTTGCAGGCCACTGGCGCAGTGAATGTGTTCTTCTTCCAAAACCCCAATGTAGCGGAGGCAGACTACGCTAGTTGGATTGCGGACACGTATGCAGAAGAGCTGGCCATGTGGGCTGCAGCTATTGTCTTCTCACGGACAGGCTTCGTGGAAATGGCGATGCAGTACAACGATAACCACATCAAGCCCTTCAAAGAGATGCTGATCAATTCGCATCTGTTGGGCAATGTTTCGTAAGTCTAAGACTCTGGAGAAATCTGATGGCCACGTATGTTCCGGACGCTACAAACGCGAGTGAACCCGTAGGTACTCGTCCAATCAGCACAGCTGCACCTGAATTTCGTGCTCTCAAGCAGCGCGTAAATCAGTTGACAACTGGAATGGGCAAGAACAAGATCATCAACGGGAAGATGGAGATCGCGCAGCGGGGGACAAGTTTTGCTGCGGTTGTGGCTGGTCAATACACGCTAGATCGCTGGCGCTTTTCGAGCAACACGACTTCCGCCGTTATCACTGTTTCTCAGCAGTCAGACGTTCCAAGCAGCAACGAGTTTCAGAACAGCTTGCGATTGGCCGTCACCACCGCCGACACAACCATTGCATCAACCGATCAAGTCAACATTCAGCAACGCATTGAGGGCTACAACGTCCGCGACTTGATTGGCAAAACCTTCGCTCTGTCTTTCTGGGTGAGGTCTACCAAAACTGGTACGCACTGCGCCTATTTCCAGAACAGTGCGCAAGACCGCACGTTTGTCGTTGAATACACGGTCAGCGCATCAAACACTTGGGAATCCAAAACCGTCACAGTCAGTGGGGGTTTGATTACGGCAGGCACCTGGGATTGGACGACCGGGACGGGGTTGCTCGTTGGATGGACTCTGGCAGCGGGCTCAACTGCGCAAACCACCGCAGGCGCATGGCAGACCGGAACCTTCTTTGCCACCTCCGCCCAAGTCAACTGCCTCGACAGCACCTCCAACATCTTCGCCATCACGGGCGTGCAGCTTGAGGTGGGCTCGGTTGCCACGCCGTTTGAGCATCGGCCTTATCAAACCGAGTTGGCTTTGGCGCAGAGGTATTACGAAGTTGGCGGCAACGAGAACATTTACTCAGGATATGCAAACTCAGGGTCAGCCTATTATGACGCTGTACGTTATGCGGTCGTTAAACGAGCAACGCCATCAACTATTGTTTTCTCTGACGTTGCAAATGTGGGGTTTCCTAATAGCGCTCCAACTTTGGGATCAAACAATGCTTCAGGCTTTTACGCGCAAAAGACGTCTAATGCAACCTCTACTGCTGCATATTTTCAGTATTCATGGACTTCAAACGCGGAGTTGTAAAAATGTTCAAGTTGAATTCTGAACGCACTGCGGCCAACAAACTCGGCACAGGCGAGTGGCACGACGTCGAAAGTTCTGCCGAATACTTGGCCTGGCTCGCCGCAGGCAACACTCCCGAGCCCGCCGATCCATCCCCTGCTCCTGACTACAGCGCAATGCGCCGCGCTGCCTACGTAGCCGAATCCGACCCCATCTTCTTCATGGCCCAGCGCGGCGAAGCCACCCAGCAGCAGTGGCTTGACAAGATCGCCGAGATCAAGGCCAGGTGGCCGAACTAACTATCAGGGATAATCATGTCACAGCCGCAGTCTCCGCTTATTCCTGCGACTCTCACGGAGGACCAGATCGAAGAAATTGCAGAGCGTGCAGCAGAGCGTGCTATGCAGAAACTCACTGACCACATGTACAAGCAAGTGGGCAAGAGTGTTGTCAGCAAGTTCTTCTGGATCGTTGGAGTGATTTCTGTTGGCCTATACCTCTGGTTGAAGCACAAAGGGATAATCTGACATGGCTGTTCAACGCTTCAAACTGCCGCTGAATAATGCGGCATTTCCTTTTGTTTCTACAGAAGCAGCACGTGCCGTGTTCGTTCCAGGGTTGGATGCTGCTGCCCGTACGCCCAGAGGCTTTGTAGGGGCAGAAGACAGCGTTGACTACAATCTCACGCAGATTCTGTATGGCGAGAACTTCATGCCTGTTGGCTCAGGTGTGAGGTCTGTAGGATACTCGCAGCTCATCGCACCTACTTCAAACACTGATTTTGACTCTATCTTTCCCCTGCGGGATGAAGAAGAAAATGTGGTGCTGTATAGCCCCGGGGGTGGAAAGAATTATGTTTACAATTCCATCCTGAGTTCTTGGAGCTCCACAACCATCCCAACCATTTATGGGAAAACCTTTTCCGTAGACAGCGATGTCACGCAGAGCAGAGTCACCTACGCATACGTGGATGGCTTTACGTTTGTTTGCTTTGGAAGGCTGAAATCCAACGACACCATTCCCGTGGATATGAGTCTGTTGTATTGGGACTCATCGACGCAGTCATTGGTTGCACCTGCAGCACTCATCAGCAATCTTCCGTTTCCTACAGGGGAAATTGATGGAATTTCCAGTGCCGCTGGCTATTTGATTGTTTGGTCAGGCATTACTATTGCTTGGGCGCCCTTCAATGGGGCCGCTTTCAACTTCCTGAACTATGTGAATGGCGCATTCACAGGTGCAGGAAGACAGATTCCAGAAGATGTGCAAGGTACAATTCGTGCAATTCTTCCTGTAGCTGGGGGCTTTGTAGCGTACACTGCAAGAAACGCAATCGGCTGTAGCTATGTTGCTAACAACCTGAATGCTCCTTGGCTCTTCCGAGAAATTCCAGACACTGGAGGCTTGGAAAGCTATGAGCAGGCAACTGTGGAAGGCAGTCTTGGACGGATTTACGCATACACGACTACGGGTATGCAGGCTACATCCTTGAATTCTTCTGAAATCATCTTTCCAGACATCGCGGACTTTATTGCTTCGCGAGAATTGGAAACTTATAACAGTTCTCTGCAGACGCTTTCTCGCTCTACAAGCCCGATTGACTTCTACACCAAAGTGACTGCGGTAGGCAACAGGTATCTGGTGATATCTTATGGCACGCTGCCAGGCGTGTATTCCTACGCATTGGTGCATGACTTGTCCATCAAGCGTTGGGGCAAACTGGCCATCACACACCGTGACTGCTTCTATTATAACTACGGCGCACAGATTGGACTCCTGACCTATGACATGTTGAGCAGCTTGGCATATGATTCTGCCACAGGTACCAACTATAGCAGTAGCAGTACAACAAGTGGAGAGTTCATATCTGCGCCTCATGGCCTGGCATTCCTGACGCAGACTGGAGAAGTTATCGTCGCAGACTGGTCTAACCAAGTCCGCGAAACTCCAGATGTTGGCACGATCATCATCGGCCGTGTGCAACTTTCGCGCTCCAGAAATACCCAACTCAATCGTGCAGAGGTAGAAGGCTTCAAAGATGGCAATGTGTATGTTGTGCCTTCATATGATGGACGCAATCTAGCTGCTCCATCCGCACTCATTCCCATTACTGCTTCAGGAGATTACAGAGATTTCGGCGCATTTGTGGACTGCAAAAATTTCAATCTCATTGTGCAAGGTACATTTGATCTGAGCACCATCATCCTAGAGGCTATGCCTACAGGATCTATCTAATGCCTGAATATTTCATTTCCAGTGGCCTGCCATCTTATCCTTCTGGGCTGAGTGACAAGGAGGCTGCGCTAGTGATGCCACTGTACCGAGCAATCGGTACGTTGGCGCAGCAGCTTTCTGCGCTCACAGGAAATGTGCAATATAACGGAGTTGAGCAAAGTCAGATTGACCAGCTGACAAAACTGCTTGCACAACGCACACAGAAGATATTCGTGCAGGCAGGTGAGACACTTGCTTATGGAAAGCTTGTCACGCTTAGTCTCTCGGCTGGCAAGATCGTAGCCAACAAAGCAGATGCTACAAATCTGAACAAGCCTGCACACGCTGTGATTGATGTACCTGGAGGCATTGCCGCAGGTCAGTTTGGTGAAGCCATTTTCCTTCAAGGGCGTACATCTGGAATTACAGGTACTGCGTTTGGCGCTCCGTATTGGCTGAGCACAGACGGTCAAGTGCAAGCAGTCAAGCCCGATGGTCCAGGTGTGCTGACACAATATGTCGGCATAGGACTTGGAACTGCGGGATTCTACGCAGACATAGAAGACCCCAAGCGCACTGCCTATGGCAGCTTCTTGGACACTACCAACCACACCGCAGCAGCAGTCAATACAGCATATGCAATCACTTTCAATTCTACCGTATTTAGCCAGGATATTTCTATCGGTAGTCCTACTTCTCGTGTTGTCATTTCCAAGCCTGGCTTGTACAATTTTCAGTTCTCGATTCAGCTCATTAACACCGCCGGCGGCGCTCATCGTGTAGCGATCTGGCCGCGTGTCAATGGGCTCGATGTCACAGCGAGTGCTACGCTGATGAGACTGCAAGGGAATAACACGGAAGCGGTAGCCGCTTGGAACTTCGTGCTTCCTATGAATGCTGGAGATTACTTTGAACTGATGTACGCAGTCACGGATGTGTCGCTGCAAATTGTAGCATATGCTGCAACGGCCCCGCATCCTGCAGTTCCCTCGGTCCTCCTCACAGTCACCAACAACATCTGAGGTAATCATGGCTTTCAAACTTGGACTCCGTAGTCTTTCTCGCCTGGAAGGTGTTCATCCTCACCTGAGAGCAGTGGTGATGGATGCCATCACTCTTACGTCTGTAGACTTTGCAGTACTGGAAGGACTCAGAACGAAAGAGCGCCAGCAAACTCTGTTCAAGCACGGCGCTACCAAAACTCTCAACAGTCGCCATCTGACTGGCCATGCTGTTGATCTTGGGGCATACATTGATGGACAAGTGGCCTGGGACTGGCCACTCTATCACAAGATCGCAGAAGCCATGAAAACCGCGGCTGCGTACCAGAAGATTCCAATCGAATGGGGCGGAGATTGGAAGTCTTTTCCTGATGGCCCTCATTTCCAACTTCCGTGGGAGAATTATCCATGAATGCAACCATTGTTTCTGCTGTTGTTCGTCACGTTCTGACTGCCGTTGGCGGCGGTCTTGCTGTTTCTTGGGGCGTCGACGGTGCTGCCTGGGAAGGCATCGTTGCCGCCATTGCTACGCTCGCTGGCCTCGGCTGGTCTGTCTGGGACAAGAAGCGTCAGTAAATCTTCGTTCAAATCCTCAGAGAGGATTAGCGTCTACTGTGGTCTGTGGCCTTGGCTACAATGATTGCAGTAGACGTTTTTTCGTTGTAAAGGAAATATCATGAGCAGGGATAGAGTAGCTGCGCCTTCGGGCGGTGTGCAAGACATCACAGCATTGCTCCAGATGCTTGGCGGCACTGCTGTCAAGTCCACGTCCACACAGAATCCTGGAGACACTGCCGCGCTGCAGAATGTCATCGGGCAACTGCAAGGTGCAGATTACAATGCACTGCTGCAATCCATCTTTCAACAAGCCAGCGGTGCAATCCCTGGGCTGCAAGCAGCTTATGGGCGCTCTGTAGGTGCTCGCAGTTCAAACAATGCACCTGTGCAAGCTGCGTTGAATGAGCTTCTCAAAGCTACGACGATGGCTGCGCAAGACAATGTTGTCAAGCAGCAGCTGCAAAACCAGCAGCTTCAAGTGCAAGCTGGGCAAGGTGTGGCACAAGCTACAAAGGGCACAACGGAAACCAAAACTGCGCGAGAAGGCACAAATGTTCCTCGTGCTGCTGGTACCATTGCAGTCTTGGAAGCCCTGTCGCGGTTGGCAGGTAACAAGACTGTACAAGACATGATTGGCAGAGTCAGTGGTGGGATTGTTGCACCTGCTGTTGCAATGGCAGGAACTTCTACGGCTCCAGCGGCCGCAGCCCCCATTGCCAGTGCAGCTGCACGGCAGCCGCAGACTGTAGCGATCACGCAGCCTACACAACAAGCAGCTCAGATTCAAGCACCAATGGCACAGCCAGTCATGCAAGTGCCCCAGATTTCCATGATGCCTGCACAGGCTCCTATGGTTGGCCCCATGTATTCAGATGCCGCTGGAAACTTGGCACCTTCCAGCTATCTGGCAGCTGATCCTTACGACTTCATCAACATTCCTGACATCGTAGAGCCTACATTCATGGGCTACGATGATTACTTCGCAGGTCCTTGAGTAGGAGTTGAATCATGGCAACCATGTATGCGCCTGGAGGCAGGCGGTCTGCGGCACCTACATTCTCTCCGCGCACTGCGCTTATGTCGTCAGCACTTTATGACGACCAAGTCACACGCGATCTGCTGGATGCAATGCTGTCTGCTACGCTGCCTGCAGGTGTTGGGCAAAGCCAGTCAAATGTGAATCTTGGTGAATCGCTTGGCTCTGGCACGTACATTGACAACGTGTTTGCTGGAGGTGATGGTGGAGGCA